TATCGCGGCATTGTCCCCGAACAACAAGTGGGCGCGTAATGTTATCAATGCCGACGCTTTGATCGGCGCTTTCCTGCGCGGTGACGGGATCGACGCTGTAAAGGTATCCACCTATCACGCTATGAAAAAGAAGGCTTGGGACATCTTGGCGGCGCGTCCGGACTATGACGGGGCAAAGCGCATGCTGAAGGGGCAAAAGATCACGTCGTTTTTTTGTGATATAATGGGCGAATTCAACGTCACGATTGACGGCCATGCCCGCAACATTGCCTATGATGAAAAGGTAGGCTTGACTGATGATCGCACCAATATCGGCGTCCGTGAATACAGGGCCTTGCAGGCTGCATACGAAGAAGCAGCACGGCGCGTCGGCCTGATGCCCTACCAATTACAGGCTATCACTTGGCGCGTCTGGCGGGATCGGTGGGGTATCACTTGACAAACCGGCTGACGCCAAAATGACAAACCGGCTGACGCTATAAAACATTGGGGATCAATTAACAGTTTCTTGTTCGTCCGTTCGGGGGCGGGGCAAGACTGGCGGATTGATCGGGCAGGCGGCGAGTCGAAGGGGCCAGCCTGCCAGCCTTCTCAACTTTTTTCGGCGGGGGGGTTCAACTGGTGCAAATTGTGTGCCATGATTCACGAACTGGCGACGATGCCAGCAACAACAACGAGAGAAAGGGGCACAACATGCCGCTTGATATCATACCAATAGAAGAGCAGGCCGCCAGCCGGTCTAAAGCACGGGGCGGGGACATCTGGGCCACGCACAAGCGAATTGACGATGTGAGCCTATATGAACGGTTTGGGCAGATTCGGCGGGTTCCGCTTGAAGCGCAAACAACATATACTCATCAGGATGTTGAATTTGTCGAGCCGCAACCGCTAGAGGGTTTCCACGCTTTGCAGAACACGGCAACGGGCGGGGTTCTCAATGTCCGGCCTGTCGGCAAGTCCTATGCCCTAGTGCCGCATGACCTGCTATTCAAGGCACAGGCAGAACAACTGGCCGTGTCTGACCTGCCGCTTGATAACGTCGAAGTGGTGGACCGTCTCTATGAAGAGGGGGCACGGGTTCATCGCACCATCTACTTCCATGATTTGCAGTCTCGCTCCACCACACGGGGCGGCGGTGATGATGTAGTGCGCTGCCGCATGGACATCTTCAACAGTGTTGATATGTCTTGGGCCTTGCAGATATTCAGCGGGGCATATCGTGACCTTTGCCGCAATACGCTCGTTTTTGGCGGTGAGAAAGCCTATCACCAGCGGAAGGTTCACAAAGGTTCGGTGTCGCCTGAAGCCATGATCGGCAAGGCAACAATGGGGCTTTCCATGTGGCAGAACCAGAAGGATCAGATGCGCTTGTGGCGGTCTGCACCTCTGACTGAGAAGCAGTTTGCGGACATCCTGAAGGAAACGCTTTGCAAGAAAAACACGGCAGCAGCGCGAACCGATGAACGTCTGGCCATCAATGAAAACCGTCTGAATTGGATGCTGGAACGCTTCAAGGAAGAGAAGCAGGAACTGGGCCTCACGCTCTGGGCCGGTTATAACGCCCTGACGCACTGGGCCACTCACTTGCCGGATGCAACAAACAATGGCCGCAACGAGCGCAAAAGGTACCAGCGCAATGAGCAAGTCCGGCAGATAGTGGACGGGCCATCATGGCGGTATCTAGAAGGGTTGGCAGCATAGCATGGAAGAATACTTGCAAGCCTTTTTTATGATCTATCGGATACTAATTGTTATTGCCCTAATATTGGGGCTGTTGATTTTTATCAACTGGTAACAACAACGCCCTGCGGGGCAGAAAGAACACACAACATGTCTACCATCTATACACCTGAACTTCTGGCGCAACTTAAGCAGCTTGGCGATAATTTCGAGCAGGCTATACGACGGGACGAGCGGCAGGTATTGCTTGCCAAGTTTCGGGCAGAGTTTCCGGCCACCGGCAACAATACCGATATGCACGGCCAGCCGCTGCGCGAATCCGGCCAGCAGCCGAATGACGTTGTGAGGGTCGGACTGAACGCAACACACCGCACGATGCTTTCGTATTTGCGTGATGGATTCATGGCAGTCCCTACTCTTGCCGGTCATTGCAATATTAAGAAGCAGTCGGTTTATACCTATCTGGGCCAGCTTGAACAGGCCGGATATAAGCTTGAGAAGAGAAGCACCGGCAACAGGCGGGGCGGATATCGTTTGATCTATCGGCTTGCAAAGGCTGCATAGCTTGTGCTTATAATGTGGGGCGGGCTGTTGTGGCCCGCCTCAACGTCTAGGAAACAAGGATAGGAAATCAATGGAACTCTCAATCTTCGCACACGAAAAAGACACCGTTTCGGATCACAACAAAGGCAATGCTAAAGTGTTCTTTGAAACCACCCACCATAAAACCTTTAAGGTTGTTAAGCTTTCCGGTACAGATCAGTACGGCAATCCGATCAAGGTAAAGGTATTCATGGACCCAAAGCAGCCGGTGAAGAAGGTCGTGAATTACTCGCACGATCACCCAAAGCATAAGTAAGCCAGTTACCCAGCCGGAAGGGGGCTAATACTCCGGCATCTCCTCCTAGCCTTGCCCCCGTCCTTAGTGGCGGGGGTCTTTTTATGTGCGGATGCCAGTAAATAGCCTTGCGGGTTGTATAGGCTGGATAATCTGGCGGGCCTTGTGTTCGGGGAATGCTGCGCTTTCTGGTCGCCATGCAAACCGTTTGAAAATAAGAGACATGGCAAACAAGACTTACACGCGCATGTGCATGTGACCATCATATGTGTTCTTTGGTTGTTTTGGCGGGTTGATATGGCGGGGATCAGCAGCAGAGCCTATCCCTTGGCAAGCTTGGCAAGATAAACCTAAAGATTTGCTTGCGGGCGCGCACGCAAGGGCCACTGGGGACCCCCCCACTATAGCTAGCAATACCGCCATCGATTTTATATCGGTGTAGTTATCGATATGCGTAAAAAGGATACGTTGGGGAGGTCAGCGGAGGGGTCAGCGGGATACCCAGCGGGTACCTATGGGGTTTATCCCGGCGGGCCTATGCCCATAGTACAGTCGAATTTTAATTTTGTCAAGAAAAAAAGTTGACACACATGTAAAAAGTACCTATACTGTTGACGTGAGCCGCATTTTTATGTCGAACCACCCCACAACGAAAATTACTTCGTCATACAATCAGTGGTATCGGACATAAATGCGACTCACTCCTTCTTCTTTTCACGGGAAACACCGATGTTCACCGCCATGATCCTTGCATGTTGGCTCCACAGTCCCAACGACTGCACACAATTCACCGACAGGCGGGGTCCCTACCTCGACAAGGGCGAGTGTGGTACCCGTGTCGTCGAGATGATAGGCGAAATACGCACGATTACGCCCGGAATGATCATCGTCGGTGCCCAATGCACCATAGTCGCGCAGGAATCCACGTAGATATGAACCTTCTCCCCCAACAAACACCGAAAAAGCGGGAACTCACACCCCAACAGACGCAGTTCCTCGACATTCTCTTCGAAAACGGCGGCAACGTAACTGCCGCAGCCGTAGATGCGGGCTATTCAAAGGGCAGCGCAGTCTGGCTACGCAAAACCCTTGCCGATGAGATCGTAGATCGCACGAAGGATGTCCTATCTATGAACGCCTACAAGGCTGCTACACGCCTCGTAGACACAATTGACAACCCCGCCCCCGAACGCGGTGATGATCTGCGTCTCAAGGCTGCTGAGAGCCTCCTCAATCGCGTAGGAGTGAAGCAGGCGGAGACAATCAACCACAATGTAACTGCAGTACACGGCGTTGTTCTGCTCCCCCCAAAGAAAGAGGTCGTGATCGATGGCACTTGATGAGTACGATAAAACCAGAAAGAAATTTAACGAAAAGTTTCGCAAGATTACGAAGGCAGAGGTTGCAGACTTAACATCTGGTCAACGTAAAATCTACAATGAGATCATTGCAAATGAAAACATTGCTGCTGTTCCGAAGAGCAGTTCTGAAACTATGGGCGGACGTGTGCGTTTGCGTGAGTTTGACTCCGAAACATTCAAGCCTGTCAGGCTAAGAACTATCACATCTGGAAAAGACAGGGCTGCAGGAATACGTCAGACAAGGCGCGATAAAGCAAACGAGTATAGGACAAACCTAGACTTTCCCGGCGCAAGCAAGGGATACTCTACTGAGTTAGGAATGTCCGTGCCCAAGCCTAAGCCACGCACGGCACCCCGTGAGAAGTTGGCCCATGGTGGTTCTGCTTGCAAGGGCCGCTCCGCACAGGGAAGCGCGGAGAAGAACTAGGTGGCAGGACGCCCTAAAAAGGACCCCAACGCACCCAAAGCCACGTACAACCTGTCTACAAAGGAACGTGCCCGACGTGCTGCCCAAAAGAAACTCAACGGAGCGAAGCGTCGTGCAGCCAAGACAACGAAGGCAGCAGAAGATAAACGACGCTACGCCCGCAAACTCGAAGACAAGATAGGTAAAGTGGAGAAGGCCCTTGTTGGCAAGGATACAACAGTCATTGATCAAGGAGATTTGGATGATTTACCTGCAGCCGTTGCGGACTTGGTTGAAGACAGTGAGATCGTATTTCGTCCGAATGAGGGACCACAAGAAGAGTTTCTCAGCGCGGGTGAAAGGGATGTTCTCTATGGTGGTGCAGCCGGGGGCGGTAAATCTTTCGCTCTCTTGGCCGATCCTCTGCGCTTCTGTCACAACGCTAATCATCGTGGGCTTCTTCTTAGGCGTACTCTCGACGAGCTAACCGAACTGATCGACAAGTCACGCCAACTATATACGAAGGCGTTCCCCGGTGCGAAGTTCCGTGAGTCGAAGTCTACGTGGGTCTTTCCCTCCGGCGCAACCATCTGGTTCACCTATCTCGACAAGGACAAGGACGTAACTCGTTTTCAGGGACAGGCATTCAACTGGATTGGCATCGATGAAATTACACAATACCCCACGCCTTATGTGTGGGACTACCTGCGTTCTCGCCTTCGTACTACTGATCCTGAACTCCAGCAACACCTGTACATGCGCTGCACAGCCAACCCCGGAGGAGTGGGTGGTTGGTGGGTCAAGAAAACCTACATCGAAGGAACACCTGAGAATAAGCCTTTTCCTGCCTTCGATATAGAAACGCACAAGCCGTTCCTCTGGCCGAAGGGACACGAGAAGGAGGGTCAGCCTCTCTTCTTCCGCAAGTTCGTCCCTGCCCGCTTGACTGACAATCCGCACCTTATGGCAGACGGCCAATACGAGGCGATGCTCAGATCACTGCCGGAAGTCGAACGCAGGCGTCTCCTCGAAGGCGACTGGGACGTAGCGGAGGGTGCAGCCTTCCCTGAGTTCTCACGAGTCAAGCATGTCGTCGAGCCATTCGAACTTCCGACGAACTGGCCGCGCATTCGTATGGCCGACTACGGATATGCAGCACCCTCATGCGTTCTCTGGGGTGCAATCGACTGGGACAACAATATCTGGATATACAGAGAA